AAATGAAATGTTCCTAGACAGTGCTGACATACGAAAAAATATTGTATCGTTAGCAAAAATGTTAAACTACACACCATCATCAGTAAGAGCTCCTTATGCGGAATTAGATGTCACTGTAAATGACGCCACAGGTTCTAAACTTACAATGCCAAAAGGCACCGTGTTTACATCAACAGTTGAGGGTAAAAGTTTTCAATTTGTTACAAATGAAGAATACACAATTACTCCTACAAATGGAGTTTTTTTATTTAATAATATTGATGTGTACGAAGGCACTCTTGTAACTTTTAGATATACTGTTGATACAAATGATCCTGACCAAAAGTTTACAATACCAAGTGAGTTTGCAGATACAAGAACATTAAAAGTATCAGTTCAAAATAGTGCGATAGATACTGCAACAAATATTTACTCATTGGCAGGTGGTTATAATAATGTAACAGATACATCAAAAGTTTATTTTTTACAAGAAGTAGAAAACGGCCGATTTGAAGTTTATTTTGGTGATGGTGTTTTAGGTGCAAAATTAAATAATGGCAATATTGTAATATTAGAATACATAGTTACAAATATAGAAGAAGCAAACGGCGCTTCTACATTTGAAATTGCTTCGTCTGTTGGTGGTTTTAGTGATATCACGGTTGCAACAGTATCAAATGCACAAGGCGGAGCTTTAGCAGAAACAAAAGAGTCAATTCGTTTTAATGCACCTTTAAGTTATACAGCACAAAACCGTGCCGTTACAACTTCTGATTATGAAACATTAGTGCGTTCAATTTATCCAAATGCTTTAGCCGTAAGTGCTTGGGGTGGCGAAGATGAAGAAACACCGGTATACGGTGTTGTAAAAATTGCAATAAAAGCAAAAAGCGGTTCTACTTTAACAACAAGTGCAAAAAATACTATTGTTCAGGCATTAAAACCATTCAATGTTGCAAGCGTTAGACCTCAAATTATAGATCCTGAAACTACTAAAATTCTTTTAACAACAAATGTAAAATTTAATTCTCGTATTACTTCTAAATCTTCTGCAACAATTAAATCGGACGTTTTAAACACAATACAAAATTATAGTGACGACACATTATCTAAATTTGACGGAGTGTTTAGATATTCTAAAGTGATAGCATTAATTGATAATACCGATCCAAGTATTGTATCGAATATAACAACATTAAAAATTAGAAAAACTTTTACTCCTACAATTAATACTTCAACACGTTATAATATTTACTTTAGAAACGCATTGCTTAATCCAGTTACAGGCTATAATGCTATAAATGGTGGTATTTTAGAATCATCAGGTTTTAAAATTAATGGTGACATAACAAATATATTTTTTTTAGATGATGACGGTGCAGGTAATGTTAGACGATATAAATTGATAGGTGGCATTAGAACATATGCAACTAATACACAAGGTACAATTGATTATACCACTGGCGAAATACAATTAAATTCTTTTAATGTATCTGTAATTGAAAATATAAGAGGCGAAGCCTCAACTGTAATAGAATTAACTGTAAAATCAAATTCAAATGATGTTGTACCTGTTAGAAATCAAATTTTAGAAATAGATGTATCAAATTCATCTGTTACAGTTGAATCAGATACTTTCATAGGCGGTTCATCAGACGCTGGAGTAGGATACACAACTACATCTAGCTATTAATTATGGCTACTTTTAAAGATAAGATATCCAATTTAATTGGTACACAAGTACCTGATTTTGTATTAGAAGATCATCCTAAATTTTTAAAGTTTTTAGAAACTTATTTTACTTTCATGGAAGCTGCCGAGTTGAAAGTTACAAGTGTTCAAACAACAGAAGGCATATTATTAGAAAACGAAACAAATCAGGCAAACGTTTTATTATTAGACGGCTCTCGCATTGAATCAGATATTACACAATTAGATTCTGGCGATAAAATACTTTTAGAAAGTTCATCTTTTGGTAAATTTACAAGAGGTGAAACAATACAAGGTCAAACATCAAAAGCCACATCAACAATATTAACCGAAGATTTAATTAATGGAAGACTGTTTATAATTTCTCAAAATAAATTTATAAAAGGTGAAACAGTATTAGGTTTGACCTCAAACGCAAGTGCAATAATCAATTCATATAGGCCTAATCCTGTAAATAATATACAAGAGCTAGTAAACTTTAGAGATCCAGATAATACGATATCAGATTTTTTAAATAACTTTTTATCAGAATTTTTACAAACAATGCCTGCATCGTTAGATGTTCAGGTTGATAAAAGAAAACTTATAAAAAATATAAAATCTTTATATCAAGTTAAAGGCACAAATGTAGGCCATGAAATATTTTTTAGATTATTATTTGACGAAAGTTCAACAACTTTTTATCCACGTGAACAAATGCTGCGAGTATCAGATGGTAAATTTACTACTGATAAAGTTTTAAGAGCAATAGCAACAGCAGGCAATACGTCTCAACTAATAGCTAGAACAATTACAGGTGGCACTTCAAATGCAACTGCTATTGTAGAAAATGTTACTACTTTTTTAATAGGTACAACTGATGTAACTGAAATGACTTTAAATAATGATACAATAGTAGGTACATTTCAAGTAGGTGAACAAATTACAGGCACAGCTAGTGACACAGATGATTTTTTAATTAAAGCAAATATTACAGGTATACCAACTACAAAAGTAATTACAAATGATGGTGCTTTACATACACCTGCTGAGTCAACAACAATTACTGGCGGCGGCGAAGGTGCTATAATACAAACAAAAACAGTCGGCTCAGGAGGTATTACAGAAATTATAATTGACGATGCTGGTGTAAATTATCAAATTGGTGATGATTTAATATTTACAAATACAGGTACTAACGGTGGCGGAGCTGCAGGTTTTATATCTGTTGTAAATGGCGGTTTTACAGATGAACAAAGTGCGAGTACAACAGAAGATCATATAACTTTAGAAGAGGCAACTACAAGTGGTGATTCTTATTTTGGTGATAAAATTGTACAAGAATCGGGAACAGGAACAGGTGATATTACAGATGTGTTTATATATAATGCTGGTTCATCCTATACTTCTTTGCCAATTGTTTCAATTTCAACATTAACTGGATCAGGTGCAAAATTATTAGCCTTTGGTTCAGAAATAGGCCGAGTAGTAGATTTAAATATAGTTGAATTAGGTATAAAACATCAATTAGCACCTACACCGCCTACTGTAAATTTATTTAAAAATTGTATTACAATAGACATGACAGGTAATTATGTTGCAGGAGAAAATGTAACAATTACTGGCGGTGCTACAGGTATTCTTTTAAACATAGATACTATCAGAAATTTATTGGTTTTAAAAAATGTTGTAGGTTCTGTTTCAGTTGGTAATACTATAACTGGAGTAATCTCTGGTGCAACTTCAATAATAAAAAAATTAGATGGCGCTACAGCAACATTAACAATTGGTGCCGTATCTACAAAAGATGGCCGTTTTATAAACGAAGATGGCTTTATTTCCGAAAATACAATGAATATACAAGATAGTTTATATTACCAAGATTTTTCTTATGTTATAAAAGTTGCACGTTCTATTTCAGATTGGCGAGATGATTTTAAAAAAACAATGCACACAGCAGGTTTTTATTTTGCAGGTCAAGTTGATATTGAATCAAGACTAGATGGTACTATTTCTATACCAATTACTGGTGCTGTATCAGGAATTATAGATGAACCATTATTTAATATTCTTAATACTTTATTTGGTACTATTTTTGGTAGAAGATTAGGTACTGTTGATGACGGCACATCACAACGAGTAAATCCTTTGATAGGTATAAATGCAGATTTAGATGTATCTACAGCTTCGCCTTTTTCAAATTTAACAAGAGATGTCACATTAATAAGAGTACCTATAAAAATAGATTATACTTCACGTGTAAGAGGTATATTTAATTTTACTACAATAGCCCAAGGTTTTGCTTATGGCGGGCCTAGATATTCTACAATTAATAGAGAAGCATTTAGAGCTTTTCAAAGACAACCAGGTACAAATTATACATTAGGTGAATTAAGTAATAATGTAACATTTGGCACAAGATCATCTTTAGATGGTTTAGATAATACGTTATTATTCTGTTCAACTGATTTAGGCCGTGGAATAAAAACAAAACTTTCAATTCCTGCAGAAGTTACACTTGCAACTCCTCAAAACAGCTTTGACAATTCATTTGTAACTTTTGATCAATTAGTTGAAGATGATGGAAGCACATTAATAACTTTTGATGATACGACACCATAAATGATTATAAATATACAAAAAGAATAGATAAATGGCAAAGCAAACAGTCAATATTGGATTTATACCAAACGACGGAACAGGTTCGAATCTCCGAGATGGTGGTTTAATTATAAACAATAACTTTACTGAATTATATACAGCATTAGGTGATGGCACAAACTTGTCTTTTTCATCTCCTATAATTAAATTTGCGGATGATACTTCAACTGTTAGTTCAATAGGTTTAGGTAATACTTTAAAAATTTTAGGCGGTACAGGATTATCTTCTATAATTACAGGCAGTACACTTACTTTAAATATTGATAGTACAGTAGCAACACTTACCGGCGCACAATCACTTACAAATAAAACATTTAATTTAAATGCAAATACACTTACAGGTACAACCACACAATTTAATACAGCGTTAAGTGATGATAATTTTGTAACAGAAACGGCTGCACAAACAATCTTAAACAAAACTTTAACAACACCTAATATAAGTACAATTTTAAATACAGGTACTTTAACTTTACCTACCTCAACAGATACATTAATTGGTAGAACAACAACTGATACTTTAACAAATAAATCAATATCAGGTTCAACAAATACAATTACAAATATTGATAATTCATCAATTACAAATTCAAATGTAAAATTTGCTGACGATACGTCAACTGTATCAACTGTTGATTTAGGATCAGTTTTAACAGTTTTAGGTGGTGAAGCAATTGATACTACAATTTCAGGTAATACAATTTCAATTTCTGGTGAAGACGCCACATCATCAAATAAAGGTGTTGCAAAATTTAACACAGCAAGTTTTACAGTTACAAGTGGTGATGTTACAATTAAATCAGGCGGTGTTACAAATGCACAATTAGCAAATTCTACAATTACTTTAGGTTCAACTTCAACATCATTAGGTGCTACAACATCTTCTGTTGCTGGCCTTTCATTAACAGGTTCAACAAACACGATTGATTTAACAAGTGGCGGAAATAAATTAAGACATAATTTTGCAAATTTCGGTGGTCTGCCAAATGCTACTACGTATGGCGGTATGTTTGCAACAACAAATGGTACAGCAAGAGCTTATTTTGCCGATTCAGGAGGTTGGAATGAAATAATTTCAGAAAACTCTAGTATAAAAGATTTATCAGATGTTGGTCCTACAAATCCAACAAATGGTCAAATTTTATCTTTTAATAGTGCGTTAGGCCGTTATGATCCAATTACATTATCTGCTGGCACTGTTACTTCAGTTATTGCTGGCACAGGACTTTCAGGTGGCACAATTACTACAACAGGTACTATTGCAATAGACTCAACAGTTGCTACATTAACAGGCACGCAAACGTTAACAAATAAAACATTAACTGCTCCTATTATTTCTTCAATTAGCAATACAGGTCTTTTAACTTTGCCTTCATCTACCGACACATTAATTGGTAGAACAACAACAGATACATTAACAAATAAAACTTTAAGTGGTGTTAGCAATACTTTTACAAATATTCCGAATGCTGCTTTGTCAAATTCAGGCTTAACTTTAGGTTCGACAGCATTAACTTTAGGTGGCACATTTGCTTCGCTTTCTAACTTAACACTTAATTTTGCAACCATTAATTCTTCAGGTAATACTATTACAAATATTAAATCTGAAGATTTTGTGGATAAAGTATTACAAACATCAGCTTCAATTGATGTAATAAATTCTGGTTCAGGTGCATATGAATTTAACTCACATTATTCAGGAAGTAATCCTACATTATATTTAAGAGCAGGTCAAACTTATGCTTTAAATTTAGCCGTATCAGGCCATCCATTTCATTTACAAACAGTTTCAGGTGCTTATTCGCCAGGTAATTCATATACAACAGGTTTAACACACGTAGCCACAAACGGTACAGTTACAACAGGTGCTTCAGCACTATTACAAGTAACAGGTACTTTATATATTGAAGTACCATCAAATGCTTCATCATCAATTTACTATGCTTGTCAATATCATTCAGGTATGGCAGGCAAAATTGTATTAGGTTCAATTTCAGATGGATTTGTAGGTGATGGTGCTACAACGAATTTTACAATAAATAAGGGTAGAAATGTAAATGATGTTTTAGTTATTGTAAACGGTGCTATACAAGTACCAACAACAAACTATACAATTTCAACAACAACATTAACTTTTACAGCAGCGCCGGCGGCTTCTGCGGTAATACAAGTAAGATATCTATAAAATGAGAAAACTCGTATAAATAGTAAGAAAGAATTTTAAAATATGCCAGCAATTATAACAAGTAAATTTAGAATTAACAACGCTGAACAGTTTAGCGAGTCTTTTTCTGAAGCCTCACCTGAAGTTTATTATCTAGGTATTGGCCGACCACAGGCCTTTGCAACACAAGTAAGAGCAGATTCACGTACAGAAAATCAAGGCACAGATGCAACTGCAATTACACCTGCTGACAGTGTAATAGATGAATTATATACCTATGATGATTTATTAGCGGTAAAAAGAATTACAACTTCAGATACCGCATTTGTAGTACCACGAAGAAATTGGACAACTAACACAGTTTACGATTATTACAGACATGATTATGGTAATCGTATTACCGGTACAACAACAACACAAACATCAAATTCAGGTGCTACAACATTATTTGACGCAACATTTTATGTAATGACATCTGCAAGAAACGTTTATAAAGTTATTGATAATAATAATAATGGACTTTCAACTATTGAACCAACAGGCACATCAACAACAGTATTAACAACAGGCGATAATTATAAGTGGAAATATATGTACACTTTAACAGCGGCTCAACAAGCAAATTTTTTATCGACAGATTTTATGGCCGTTTCAACAGACGCAACAGTTTCATCTGCTGCTGTTGACGGTGCAATTAATATAATAAAAATTAAATCTGCTGGCTCAGGTGGCACAAACGGTACATACGCAGGCATTCCAATACGTGGCGATGGCACAGGTGGCACCGTTACAGTTACAGTTTCAGGTGGTGTTGTTTCTGCTGTATCAATAACAGCTGCAGGCACAGGTTATACTTTTGCAACAATTAGCAATGCACAAATCGTATCAGCTGGTGCAACAGGTTTAACAGGTGCAGAAATAGATGTAATTATACCACCAAAAGGCGGCCATGGTTTTGACGCAGTAAAAGAATTAGGTGCATTTTTTGTAATGTTAAATATTAGTTTAGAAGGAACGGAAACTGCAAGCACAGGTGACTTTACAGTTGCAAATGATTTTAGAAGAATTGTATTAATAAGAAATCCTTTTTCAGGTGGTGCTGCTACTACTGCAACAACTTTACGTGCAACAAAAGCAATTCGTTTTGCTTCTTCACCAGCACCAGGTACATTTGTTGTAGATGAAGAAATAAATCAAGCAACAACAGGTGCCGTAGGTAAAGTTGTAGAATATG